TAAGGTTGATGTTACTTCGACCGGTACTGCTCCGTTTTTTATGACTGAGCAGAATTTGATTGACGCTGGTTCTGTAGCTGCTCCTGATACCGGTAAGTTTACGTTTGATTTACTCAATGACGCTATGCAAGCTGCTTGGACGAGAGGTGGTAAGATTGACTCGGCTATTATGAGTGGTCGCAATAAGCGTAAGGCTTCTTCGTTTACTCAAGGTACTCAAAAGACCAAGGATATGACTTCTAGAGAGGTTGTTGAGGTTATTGACGTTATTGAGACTGACTTCGGACGCATTAATCTTATTGCCCATCGTATGTATGCTAATGATGTTGTAGACCTCTTGGAGTTCCAGTATTGGAAGCTTGGGTATCTTATTCCGTTCCATGTTGAGGATGTTCAGCGTAAGGGTACTTACAAAGAGAAGGTTATCACCGGTGTTGCTACGCTTGAGTGTACTGCGCCGATTGCAAATGCTCGTATCTTTGGTATAACCGGTTAATTTAAAGAGGGGCTTTGCCCCTCTTATTTTTTTTATTGGTGGTGGTTTGTTTGGCTGTTCAGGAGGTTCGTGTTAGTAATGGTGAGTGGGAGATAACTCACAGGTACGATGAGTCGCTTATTGAGGAGATGTGCAAGCTCAGACGTAACGAGGGAAATAACGGGTTTAGCGATGATAAGTCTCATAGACAGATTGCTATGATACCGAGACATAGATACTTCAGTGATATTGAGCTTATTTTGTATCAGAAGCATCAGGGTAGGGATGATGAGAAGGCTGATTATTATTTTCGTAAATGGCTTATTAAAAATCCCCAGTTTAAGACTTGTAATGGTGGTGTGTAGTTATGAAGGTTGCTGATTTGGTTTATGAGCTTCGTGCTGATTTGGATGATTGGGTGTCAACTATTTATAGTGATAAGCAGCTTATTGTTACGATTAATCGTGCGCTCGGTATTATAAATGAAAAGCTTACGGAGATAGGCTCTCACTTGGTGAGGTGCGAATACAAGGTTAGTTCTGATAAGTCTGAGTTGCCGGATGATTTTAACAGGATTATCAGTGTTACTGATGGTGATGATGTTGATACCGAGTTTAGGCTTATGGGTAACAATATAATTACATCGGCTGGCTCTAAGGTTACTTATTCTGCTTCGTTCCCTAAGGTTGAGGAACTTGATGATAATGTTAATTTGCCCAATGTGTTTGCGCCGATGATTGTTGAGTTGTCAAGGCTCTTTGTTCTTAAGGCTAATATAAGCGATATAAGAATGATTGCCAATGATGAGGTTAGGCGTAGCGCTACGGGCAGGGAGATAAGCCACTATATTCGTGAGATGCCTTTTGTGATTAAGTAAGGAGGTGGCTGCATGGCTACTGTTAATGATATTGCTATTCGTGTAAGACGTGGTATTGATGATATGCAGAAGGTGAATTATTCAGACCCTGAGATTATAGAGAGGATTAATGATGGGATTAATTTCCTATCTACTGAGCTTATTATGACTAAAGAGCCTGAGATGATTAGTTCTCTTACTATTGACGGTCAGACTTCTGTTGCCAGACCTGAGCGGTTTGTGAGTTTTGTGGGACAATATCCTATTCAGTATTTGACTGATAATACTGGGGCTGTTGGTTTGAAGCATATTAATCCTGATTTCAGCGGGTCGATGGTTGTGAGGTATTTTTCTTTAAAGCCTGTTGTCAGTGCTTTGACTGATACCTTTCCATTCAGCAAGCTGGTTCATCAGACTGCTCTTGTGGAGAATGTGATTGCTTCAATCTTGCCGAAGGAGGTAGCTAAATGAATATAGCTAATACGATAAATGATATAAGGGCAAGGATATCTGACAATGACGGTATTGAATATACTGATAAAGAGATTGTCGGGTATATCAATGATGCCTTGTTTGCTGTATGGCTACAACTCAAGGCGATACGATGTAAGGATGTAATTAATTCAATTGATATAACTACTGTAAGTCAAGCTAAACCGCTTGACTTTTTTGATTTTACTAATCGTCAACCTGTTGTTAGTTATGGCGATAACTTTGAGGTGTATGGAGATTTGCCGATACTGAAGGCTACTTATTTTACCAAAAGTCCTCATATTAATGTTGGCGATACTATCGTTAGTGTGTTCGATGACAATTATGACTCTGCTGTTGTGCAGATTGCTTGTCTATATGCTCTTAATCGCAATGAGTTTAATATTCAGCAAGACCAGAGCCTTGTTGCTCAGGTTAAGGGATTGATTGGTGTATGAGACATACTGATACGATAATACAGAAGCTTAAGAACAATCCGAAAATTGATGATAAGGATAATTGTTCGTATAGAGTTCGCTCGGCTAAGGATGTTATTGAGAACGCATATGCTCCAATTGATGTATTGAATATTGATGTACAGGGTTTGAGCGATTCAGATATTGCGATTATTCAAAATGCAAATTCTACATCACAGGTTGTTAATTCTCATACGACTTCTATAGCTACTATTAATTCAAGCGTTACCGCTCTTGATACGAGGATGGGTGCAGCTGAAACCAATATAACTAATCTTAATACAAGACTTCCTTCTACGATACGGTTTAGGGTTAACGGCACTACCTTGCAAGCCAGTGTGGATAGCGGCTCTACGTGGAAGAATGTTGTTGTGGGGTGATGTGGTGGATTTTTCTGATAAACATTCGGGTTCTAATACTATTTCGCTTACTGATTTTACCGGCGGACTTAATACTGTCAGCCCCAAGTATGCTATAGCTGACAATGAGCTGAGTGAGGCTATTAATATTGAGTTTGATAATATAGGCGGTTATGTTCGTTCTCGCAATGGCACAGGCAATTCGGTGGTATCGTTCGATGATGATATTCGTGCTGTGTATAGGCATAATTTGTCAGGGTTTGTTCTTGTTGTAAGTGGTCTTAAGTTATATGCTTATGATTTTATTAATAAGATTTTCCTCGGTAATTTAACCGGCAATAGCGAGCCGAGGTTCTGTGAGTTTGACGGTAAGACTTATATTGCCAGTGGCGGTGTGCTTCAGGTTGTGGCTGGCAATATTCTTAAAAATGTTCCTCATTCTCCTACCTGTGATAATGTGGCTGAGAGGTTCGGCAGGCTTGTTATTACTAAGGAAGGCATTGACCGCATTAATTATTCTGCTGTTGGCGACCCTGAGAATTGGGTTGGTAATACTGATGATGTTTCTGCTTCGGTGTGGCTTGAGGTTGGCTACAAGGACGGCTACAGTATTATAACATTTGAGCCTATGATGCAGGATATTATTGTGTTCAAGGGTAGGCGTATATATAGGGTTCTATCTGAATATCCTGATTGGCAGGTGCTTACTGTAAGCACTAAGAGTAAGATAGCTAACAAGCATTGTTGTACTCATCTTGGCGGTGCTCCAATATATCTTGATGTGAATGACGGTCTTATGGAGGTAAGTGCTGTACAGGATTATGGCGATGTGAGAATTAAGAGTGTGCTTAGTAAGGTTGATACTCACGCTAACATTAATGAGAATTCTGCAAGGTTATGGAATTTGAGAAGTAAGCAATGCCTTGTTATTAAGAAGAATGATGTGAGTGATTTGATTGTTTACAATTATTTCTTCAATGCTTGTACGCTGTGGCGTTTCCCTTCGGCTGTCAGTGCTATGTATGATTATGACGGTATGGTGTTGGTGTGCGCAGGTAAGCATTTATATATTCTAAATAGTGTCGGTATGGATTTTAATGGTACTAAGGTTGTATCAAGGATGGCACTGAAGTCGATTAATGGCGAGTATACCATAAAACGCATGAAGCCTTATTTCAGGCGTGAGAGTGTCGGCAATGTCAGGCTTAAGACGGGTAAGATTAATTGGTTGTTCGGCATTCATTCTGAGGATTTGTCAGACCCGATTAATGATACGATAATGGTTACTGATGACAGGTATATTTCTACTTCGTCAGGCGGAAAGGCTTATATTAAGAATCAGGTTAGCAGGGAAGATAATCCTTCTATAGCTATTGAGTGTGATGGCGGAAGGATGATATTTGAGAGGATTGATGTGAAGCTGGCTGTTGTGGGGGTGAGATAATGGCTCAATGGAATTCAGGCATTAATGAGATTGTTACGACTCCTTCCGGTGATACTGTTAAGCAGGGGTTTGATAAGGTTAATGCAAATTTCGGTACTGTGTATAATAAGTTGAATGGTTTGCGTAGGGTTAGAAGGCAAGAGGGTGCTCCGATTGATGCTGATGTTGGTGATATTTATTATGATGATGCCAACAAGGCTTTCATGGAGGTCACTAACATTGGCATAAGTCAATTGCCTATTGCCAATCACGATAACGAAGTATGGACTCTCGGTGTTACTCTTATGAACGCAAGGCAGAATGATATGTCTGCACTAAATGTGTTCCCTCGTGATTGTAAGCTGGTCGGTTATACTATCTTGTGTCAACCTGCACCGATATCCAGCACTAATCTTGCTATATATCATGATGAACTAAAGATTGCTACTGTTACTATCAGTGGCACTCAGACATTGTGGCAGACTCCTAATGAACTGCTTATTCAGGCTAATTCTACTTTTTGGGTTAAGGTAGAGGGTGCTTCAGGAATACTGGATAGAAGGGTTAGCGTTATAGCGAGAGTTAAGAATAGATAGGGGGTTATATAATGGCAATACGTGTGTATCAAGGAACTATAAC